GGACTATTTCCGCATGGGCGCCTGCTCGTACGGGTTGGACCGCTACGCAGAGATCATAGCCGAGAAGGAGCGCGACATCCCCGGCGGCGACAAGCGGATCCTGTTCCGGGAGTTCGACCCTAACATGAGCCGAACACCCGTCAGGACAGCGGAGGGCAGCAAGACCCTTGTCGAGGAGATGCGGGATCGCGGGTATTACTTTGAGTCGGACGTGAACGACAAGCTGGACTTTGGCCATTCACTGATCCACACGCTGCTGTCTTACGACACGAGCCAGGAGTTGAGTGAGACCAATCGGCCCATGCTTTATGTGAGCGAGCGATGCACAAACCTCAGGTTTGCGTTTGAGAACTATATCTGGGATGATCGTGGCTCGTCGGACCCTGAGCGCCAGGGGCCGGTAAAGCCAAAGGACATCGGCAAGGATCCGATGGATGCTCTCAGATACTGCCTTGCACGCGAGCAGGGGTACGTCGATTGGCGTGACTGGTCTGAGGGATTCCACAGCCATTACGATCAGGCGCTCGAGGACATGGAGAACTGGTAGATGAGCCTGCGGCAGACCAACAGCGTTGAGTTTGACGTGAAGCGTGCCAAGTGCGCCGCACGCTGGGATCTCAGCGAACTGCGAGGGCTCGAACCGCCGCTCTACAGCTCCAACGAGGGCGGCGAGCACACTGAGTGGACTGGCGGCCCTATCGAAAGCGTTCGATGGTACGACAATCGCACGAGGCTCATTAACGGCGTCGAGGTCCACAGCGTGTATTGGCTGAAGCCCGATGGATATTCGCCGCGCCGCCGATGGGATGCGGTGAACGGATGGACTCACCCTGAGTCCGTGCGGCGCCCGCCCGCTCTTGACTGGATACTGAAGTAATGGCTTCTGAGACGAACTCCTCGATCACACAGGCCCGGCGCCTGCGTCGCGACAACAAGTTTGTCGAGGAGTTCATTCCTCGCCTTGCGAGTGACCTGAATAGCGACGCTCAGGCGATCGACCAGTATTGGGCCGCCAAGCGCCGTGCCTACGACCGTCGCTACCAGCAGATGAATCGTCGTGGGACCAACTTCCCGTGGCCCAACGCCAGCGACTTCAACTATCCGGCGAGCGACATCGAGATCGACGAGGCCAAGCCCGCGATCATGAACATGGCGTTGCCGTATGGGCGCATCTGCGACTTCCAGCCTTTGACGCCGGAGTCGCAGCCACAAGCTACAGCGGCTGGCGTCGCCATGGAGAACCTCCTGCGCCACCGCATGGGCGAGCGCGGAGTCCCGGACTACTTCAAGCAGGTTGCCCTTTCGGTGGAGTCGTTTCTCCAGCACGGGCACAGCATTGACAAGGTGGTGTACAGCTACCTCACAGAGCGTCGCCGCGAGCGGTACGACCGCAACTCACTGCCTGACGTCCTGAAGAAGATTCAGATCGTTGATGCCGTGTCTCCGCAAGAGCAGCAGGCGTACATGCAGATGGGCGTCTTCGTTCTTGCCCGCGAAGACTTCGGGCAGCACGCGGATCAGATCGAGTCCATCGTGGTCGATGCGTTCAACCTCGACCTGGAGAACCGCGAGGACCGCATTGCCGCGATGGAGGCGATGCAGTTCATCAAGGCCAACAACAACGACGCCGTTCTGGACATGGTGGTCACGCAGGTTGTCGAGGACTCTCCGCGTGTTATCTCGTGCGAGCCCGAGTCTGTGCTTGTTCCACAGGGAACGCGAAGCATTAAGACGGCCAGCCGCGTAGCGCACGATATGTGGTTCAACGAGCACGACCTGCAAATGCGTGCCTTCAGTGGAGTCTGGGACAAGGACGCAGTTGCTGAGGTTTTGGAGAACTCTGACTCTTCGCGCCGCGCAGGCCAGATCGACCAGAACCGAATCCATGACGGAATGCGCTCTCGCTCCGACACCTTCTACGAGGTGGACCAGGACGACGAGCGGTTCAAGATCACGGAGGCGTACTGCTACAAGAGAAACGCCAGTGGCGTTCCCGTCCCCGTCGTCGTCACGTTCGAGCGGCAGATGGGCACCGTCCTGCGTGCTGTTGAGTTCGACTACGCCCACGGGGCGTGGCCGATGGTCGAGACTGTCTACGAGATGAACGACCCGATGTTCATCGCTTCTCGCGGAATCCCTGAGAAGATCAAGGGGCTCGAGGAGCACATGACCGCTCTCATGCGGTCTGAGCTGAACGGCCTCGTCAAGGCCACCGCCCAGTCGTTCACCTACCGCATCAACTCTGGAATCAACCCCCAGAAGATGCGCTGGCTTCCGCACGGCATGTACCCTGTGCGCAACCATGATGACCTTGCGCCCATCCCGGTGAACACAACCGCGCTCGCTCTTGAGCGGCCCATGCTCCTGATGCAGAACCTCATCAGTCGCGTGACCGGCGGCCGACTGAACACGACGGTCAACGAGTTGCGACAGGATCGGCCGCCGACTGCCACGCAGGTTAGCGAGCAGAGCGGCTCTTCGCAGAACAGCCACGGTCTGCGAGGCATGTACTTCCAGTACGGTCGCGGTCAGATTTACCGGCAGGTGTGGGATCTCTGGAGGCAGTACGGGCCGGAGGAGTTCTACGCCTCGGTGGCCAATGAGCCGCTCAAGAAGTACACGCAGCACGACATCCGTGGCGAGTTCATGATCGTCCCTCGCGGCGCCGTTGGCGACATGGACCCTGGGTTCAAGTTGCAGCAGTCGATGCAGGCGCTTGACATGCTCATCAAGACGCAGCCGCTTGTGCAGAACGACCCGCGCTATGTGCCGGATATTGCCGAGGGCGTGAAGGAGGTCTTCGACCGCATGGATCCGACGATGTCGATGCGGCTCATGCGCAAGCGTTCGCCCGAAGAGATGCAGCAGTTCATCGAGCAGCAGCAGGCTACTGCACAGCGGGCCATCGCGCTCAAGGAAGAGGCCGAGAGGCTACAGCAGGGTGCCGCATCAACGCCTGAAGGAGGCGCGGCGGTGCTCAGGGAGATCCGGTCTGGCATGCCCCACAAGGGGCTCCAGCCCATCATCGAGGGGGGCAATGTGGCTGAGGCCGACTTGCAGCGGACGCAGGCCCTTCTTGGGTCAGGAGGAGCTTGAGTTCAGGACTGCGGTATTTGATGGGTAACTCGTGGGCCGAGCGCAAAGCCAAGGCCGACGAAGACCTGGCGTCGCTCCGAGAGCACCGTGGCTACCATGCCCTCACGGACATGCTTGAGGGGGAGCTTCGCGCACTCTGGAGCCAGTGGCTCCGGGATGATATTGACCAGTCTCAGGCCGCCATCCTGAGGCTTGAGGCTCAACTTCTCCACAAGCTCATCGTGGAGCTTGAGGGGATCACGTCAGAAAAAGACTTGCAAGAGATGCAAACTAGGCAGTATCAAGGGTTTACGGACGACGCAAATATGGAAGCGGCCATCGCAAGCCATATGCAGTCAGCCGGTCAATCGCCTGCGGGCGAGGGAGTTTACTGATGACGGACAACCAGTCCGGGATGGAAGACATCGGCACAGATGCCGAGGACATGCCGCAGTGGGAGCGTCGTCGGATCGACAAGATCACGCGACAGAAGCACGAAGCCCGTGAGCGGGCCGAGGCTGCCGAGCGGCAAGCCGCTCTCCTCGAAGGTGAACTGAACGCCATGAGGGAGCAGATCAACAACATGAGTAACCAGCCGAACAGGCCGCAAGCGGAGCCACAGGGGCTCGATCGGTATCAGACGGTTGGCGAGTTGAAGGGGATTCAGCGCAAGATCCTTGAGCATCAGGAGCTTGCCATGGATCCAGATGCCACGCCCGAGGCGCGGCAGGAGGCCAAGTCGGCGCTCAAGGGGATCAACGTCCCGGAGATGCTGACGGACATTACCGAGCGCATTGCCGACATCAAGTCGTCTGAGCGCGTCGGGGAGCTTCGTTCTGAGCGGGCCGCCATGGATGAGCAGGCGGGAGCGAAGAACGCCCTCACTCAGTTCCTCGTCACGAACTACGGCTTCGATGCCGTGAACAAGTCGAGCGATCTGAACAAGATGACCGCGTCGGTGATTCAGGAATACATCGACAGCGGGGACGTGACTGCGGATAACGCAGGGCAGGACTTCATCATCAAGATGGCCTTCAAGGAGGCTTCATCCAGGATGAACAAGAATGGCCGAGGTGGACGGGGTGAAGACCCCAGGCACTCAGCGTTGGAGTCCGGGGGCGGAAGTCGCGGAGCCCTCGACACGGACGAACTCGCCGCCCTCAAGAGAAAGGGTGCATCAGGTGATCTACGAGCGTCTCGTAAGGCTGGCAAGCTGGAGTTGAACGCATTCCTCGACGGCTTGCGCAGCAACGGGCACATTCGCTAGGAGCCTGACTGTGCCGCGACTTCTTTTCCATCGGACTAGGAGTCCAATATCATGAGTTCTTTTGGTCAGTCTTATCTCGCAGGACTAGGGCCTGCTGATGGCACTGCATGGCGTCGTCTCGACCTCATGGAGCGCATCATCGACCAGGATCCGCGTGCCACTCCGGCATTCGAGATCACTGGCATGTCTGAGGCCAAGTCGGCCTATCACCAGTGGCAGGTTCGTGGTGTTCCAGATCGCGCAACGGTCGCCGCCAGCGATGGCTCAAAGCTCGAGGGTGTCGCGCTTACGGGCCAGGAAGTGGATGTCCCGTCTCGGAAGTTCAACTACACCGAGATTTTCCACACTGGCGTTGAGGTCACTCGTCGGTCCCAGGCAGAGTCGCACTATGGTGTGAGCGATATCTGGCAGGACCAGATTGACCACTTCACCTACGTCCACCGCACGGCGATCGAGTACCAGCTCATCAACGGCACGGTGACGGTCGGCACCACCGACATTCCGTCCGTGATGAACGGAATGATTGCCTCGGCGGCGAACGCCTCGGCGCATGGAACTGCGTTCTTCACGGAGACGGTGCTCATTGATGCACTCGAGACTCTGTGGACCAAGACCGACGCTCCGATGGTGGACTTCTTCTCCAACTCCAAGATCAAGCGCGGAGTGGATAAGTTCGCCAGCCTTGGCGCTGTGCGCAACATGGAGGTTCGCACTCGCGACGTGGTCCACACCGTTACGAAGTATTTCTCTTCGTTCGGTGAAGTGGACATGCACCTCTGCCGCGACATGTCGAACACGATTGGCGAGTCGGCCACCGCCGAGTTCCTTCTGTTCGATCGTCGCGACCTCTCCAAGGCGTACCTGGATCGGACCCACCTCCAGCCGGTGGCGAAGACGAAGGATGCGGACACCCTGGTCATCATCTCCGAGTTGACGCTCAACTACGGCAACGACGAGAAGATGCTCCACGCGATCAACCTCGATGTCAGCGTTGGCGGCTGAGGGTTGATCTGATATGCCTGCCACTCACGTCAAGCACAAGCGCGAACTAGCTCTTGCGCGTAAGGTTTGCCGTGAGTGGCAGGCTATCGACCCCGTTGAAGTCCAGCGGTGGCGTCTCAAGCAGCGCGGCCTTGCAGAGGCTCATGAGTGGACGGGTGGCTGGTCGCAGAACAAGGAGATGCTCGCGATGGAGGACGCCCCGTCCTTTGTCGTGTACGGCATGATCCGTGGCCTGCAAAAGATCGGATGGCCTGCGCAGGCCGCGCAGCACTGGGACCGACAGCAAGAGGGCGCCAAGTTCGTTCCATCTGACCTATGGAAGGCGGTCGTGGACGAGCTGTTGCCTGAGGCGAAAACGACTCGAAAAGAGCGTGTGAATCGAACCTTCGGTGGTGTATCGTTTCCTTCGTCTTAGAAGGAGACAACCATGCACGAACACCAGAGGCGGTTCATAGAGACCGTCAAGGCCAAGCATCCCGCGTACTTCCGCAACGCCTCTGTCCTGGAGCTGGGCTCTTACAACATCAACGGCACCGTCAGGGATTTCTTCACTGATCCCAAAGAGTACGTCGGCGTTGATTGGAGGGCTGGCCCGGACGTTGATGTCGTATCCCTGTGCCACGAGCTTGACCTTGACGGCGGGGCGAGATTCGACGTTCTCATCTCAAGTGAGATGCTTGAGCACGATCCGTTCTGGCGCGAGTCGCTAGCCAAGGGCGTTGAATACCTCGTGCCTGGCGGCCTTGTGGTGCTGACGTGCGCTGCCCCGGCTCGAGGAATGCACGAGGTCGAGGTCGCCCCAGACGGCAAGCACTACTCCGGCGTGTCGCACCACGAGCTGGCAGGCGAGATGCTCTCCCTTGGGGTGGACGGAACGGGCCAGTCTGGCTGGAACGGAGTTGACTCGTATTACAGCGGGATCAAGGCATGAGGGATCTGGTCTTGATCGGCGGTTACGGCGGCTCAGGTTCGCGAGTCACTGCACGCATTGTGTACGGCATGGGCTACGAGCAGCCGCCGAGGGTTAACACGTCCCTTGACGACCTGGAACTCAACACGTTGCTGCTCTCAGGGGGCGACGCGGTTGGGTACCTAGAGAGTCTCCCGGCGGGCACCGCCGTGAAGCTAGCCGGGCGCACACTGGCTCTTTGCAGCGGAGTCGGCGGTGACTGCGTGTACGTCCATTGCATGAGGGATCCAAGGGCGATCCTGGCCAGGGTTCGCGATGCCACGAATGAGCGCCTTGGCCCGGACGTTGGCGTGAAGGCGAGATACCTTGACTGGATCCTCTTCAACATTCGTGCCGGTGAGGTGCGCGGCTCCATGCCAAGCATCGACATGCGATTCGAGGATTTGCACCATGGGTCAGGAGGCTACACAGATAGGCTCGCTGCGTTTCTTGGCGCCGACCCTATTGGCCCAGTGGGGTTGGATTTGAAGCGTGCCTTTGATTGCCCTCGAGTCGAGCCACCTACGGATTGGCTCGCAGGAATGGTGGCCGCCTATGGGTATTGAGGTCAGCGTCGTCATGGCGACGTACAACAAGTCCTGGGCGCTGGCTCAGGTACTGGACGCCATCAAGAGACAGCGAGTGTCATTCGACTACGAGATCATCGTGGTCGACGATGGCTCCACGGACGACACTCAGGCGGTGTGCGAGGGTCGCATCGTGGAGTACATCTACAACGATCGTCCATACCCAGCAGGCCCATCTGAGCCGCTGAACCGTGGCTACCGGGCGGCCCGTGGCGACATCATCCTGTGCATGAACGATGACGTTGTCATGCAGACGGATACTTGCATGGAGGTGCTCTGCGAGGAGCGCCCGCGCATGTACAACGTCGGTGCCGTGTGGGACTTGGACGAGGACGGCACGCTTGGGCGCACTCAGGTTCTGACGAACGGCAAGGTTCCGCCGGGGTGTGTTTCTGCCGGGTTTTCCAGAGACCCCATGTTCGCAATGACTGCCCTCAAGAAGAAGGACATCTATGGCGTTGGAGGCCGAGACGAGGACTTCACCCATCTGTTCTGGGAGGACGCCTGGTTCGCTGCGTGCCTCATTCGCGGTCGAGGCTTGCAGCCCGTGTACTTCGACGAAGACCACGGAGTCAGTGCGTATCAGCTCTGGCACGAGCGCCCGCACTCCGCGTGGGGTGAGAAGCGCAAAGAGATGTACAACCTCATGACAAGCAAGCTAGAGGCAGCCAAGAAGGACTTCGTGTTTAAGTCTTCTGGCGGCTCTTGGGATCTAAGGGAGACGCAATGAAGATTACGCTTTCTATGATTGTGCGTGGCGGGTCTTCCGCTGCGGACTTTCGCAGGAGCCTCATGTCCACGGTTCCGTTTGCAGACGAGGTCTGCATTGTTCAGACGTGCGTGCCAGGCCAGTCCCTGAGCATGGACATCGAGAACGTGGCCAGGGATGTGTGCGACGACATCGGCGTCCCATTGAACTTCGACACATGGGAGGATCAGGACGGAAACCAAGAAGAGGGCTGGATCCACGACTTTGCCGAGGCTCGCAATCGCGCTCTTGAGCACGTCACCGGCGACGTGTGGTTTTGGATCGACAGCGACACCGTGCTGGAGTCTGGCGCTCTTTGGAGAGAGGACGTAGAGAAGTCGTTCGCCAATCCAGACGTTGGCGCGATGTCCGTGAAGTACGAATACGACTTCGACACTGTGACCGGGGACTGCAACACCGAGGTCGCTACGCAGATGGTGTTCCGTACGGGGGCCGCGAGGTGGCATGGCGTGCTTCACGAGCAGTGTGGCTTCACCGACAGCGGCTACAAGCTGGTGGACGCCACCAAGGCGCCTTACTGTATGCGCCACCTGAAGGTCGGCCGTGACCACATGGGGTCCACCAATCGCAACAAGTGGATCCTTGAGAAGTACGTTGCTGACGGCGGCGAGATGACCGCCCGCTTGTGGCTTGGGCTCTGCACGACCTACTTGGCGCTGGAGGACAATCGCGGCGCCATGCGGGCGGTGAAGGCCGCCATCCAGAGCAACCCCACCGACGATGAGAAGTGGAGGGCGCTCACTAATCTGGGCTCTATCTTGCGCGACCTCGATCACCACGAGGCGGCCCTTGGAACGTATGGCGAGATGGCTGCGTTGCACCCAGAGCGCGACACACCCTGGGTGTACATCGGCCAGGTGCTTTGCGAGATGGGCGACCATAAGGGGGCGCTGGCCGCCATTGGTCGCATTGGGGCCTACGGTCAGGTGTACGAGGGGAGTGCGGTCAACCGACACTTCCTCGCCTATAGCCCGATGTACACATCGGCACGGGCGCACGCCGCACTTGGCGATAACGAGTCGGCCATCGAGTCGTTCAAGGAGCTGCTCAAGATCAAGCCTGACTCCAAGGCGGCTGAGGAGCACATGAACGCCCTTATCCGCCAGGAGGGTATCAAGCGGCGCTACTTGGCCTACAGCATGGTCGCAGAGGATCTAGGGGACTACATCTACGCTGGAGCCCCTGACGAGATGTACATCATCCCGGATGTCGGCAGAGCCAAGCGCCCCGACAGGCCGGAGGATAAGACCACGGTGATGATTTGGTGCGGGCCTGCGTCTGGTGCCAACTGGAGTACGTCTAGTCTCGCGAAGGGGGTCGGAGGATCCGAGGAGGCCGTCATCTACCTCTCTCGCGAGCTGGTGGCTGCTGGTATGCATGTGGAGGTCTACTGCTCGCCCCTCGAGGAGGACTTCGGGGCGGACGAGCATGGCGTGGTGTGGTGCCACTACGCCTCGTGGACGACAGTCCTGGAGTCTTCGTTCAGTGGCGCGGTACGCACATGATCCCGAAGGCCACCAAGGCTGATGCCAGGTATGTGTGGGTTCACGACCACATCAACAACATGAGCGCCTTCCCCGAGTCGCTGAGGGAGCATCTTGATGGGGCCATGTGCCTGTCCGACTTCCACGCCAAGCCCCTTGTCGAGGCTGACTGGGGAGACCTTGTCGTCCCGATCTCCAACGGGATCTCGAGGGATGTGGTCGAGATGTCTGAGGCGATGACCTTGAAGTCAAGGACGCGCCGCCCGCACAGCTTTGCCTACTACAGCAGCCCTGACCGTGGGCTCGAGGCCCTCCTGAAGGCGTGGCCGACGATCCGCGAGGCAATCCCGACTGCGACCCTGGACATCTATTACGGCTTCACCCCGCACTACAAGCGTTCGATGAGTGTGATCCCGGCCCTTCGCGAGCTGAAGACCAGGATCGAGGCCATGGTCAAGGAGTACGAGTCCGAAGGCGTGACGTGGCACGGGATGGTTAGCCACGAAGAACTTCATGAGTCTATGTCTACGACCGAGTTCTGGCTCTACCCGACGGCCTTCTATGAGACGAGTTGCATCACGGCAATGAAGTGCCAGGCGCTGGGCTGCATCCCCATTACGAGCCGGTTCAAGGGCTCCAGTCTGCCGGAGACGGTCAAGTACGATCTCGGCCCCGATGCGCGGGATGGTAGTATTTACGAGGATGGCGACTGGATGGCCGAATGGACAGAGAGTGCCATCGAGGCATCCAAGGCGAAGGAATCTGATTTGCCGTTTACGCGAAAGGAAATGCAGACATGGGCGAGGCAGCACTTCGATTGGTCGAAGGTGGCGACGAACTGGGGGTCGATCTTCCAGGGGGTGGCCGGGTCACAAAAGACGGCATCGACGAAGGAATCAGCGGAGAGTCTGTCCTAGCTGGATTCCTGAAGGACATCCCATCTATCGGCAAGGAGGCCAAGAAGCCATCCAGGGACGTCGAGCCGTCTCCGTTTGACCGTCCTGCGGCGATGGAGAAGCACGACGCATACGACCACATCCCCGAGGTGCTGAAGAACACCGACCGGCTCAAGCACGAGAACGACATCTTGTACATCACGAACTTCGCGATGGAGCACCACGGTGTTCGCAGCCTGAGCGAGTTCGCCAACTGGATGCATCGCAACCTCGCAAACGCCAAGCGGTCTGGCTTGTACGAGGAGACCGGAGAGAAGTGGCCCGACATCCCGGAGGTCGAGATCCTCGCCAAGTACCTTCGACAGGTGGAATACTATGGGCGTCGATGAGCTAGACAGCGATCATCCGACAGCGTGGGCCGAGTTGTGCATCTTGGTTGGGAATCCGAGAAACCCTCAAGTGCTTCACCGCAAGTCACTGGACGAGTTCGTTGGCGTGGTCATAGAGACCCTTGCCATGAACGGCCAGCGCAAGGGCGACACCGTAGAGCACTTGCAGAAGATGATCGACTCCTGGGTTAGGCGGGCAAGCTAGTGCCTGGAAATGTCTCAGATCGCTGGAGAGCCCTCATTGGCAGGGCCTTCAACTACACATACGACCTGTGGCGCACGGGTGTTTACGGTACTGATGGCGGGACCGCAAATATCCTCAAGGTCAACAGCAGTGGCGAGATCGACGTCAATGTCGTCTCTGGAGGTGGTGGCACCGTAGACATGCTCTCCGAACACCAGATCGGAGAGTTCTACACAGATACGGACGGAGACCACGGGCTAGCCATCCACGGTGTCGTCAACCCGACCGGGTCTACGGACTTCTTCATATTCAATGGCGGCTACGTCCCGCTCTCCCTCCAGCCGAACGGCCTGCTTCCGTTTGCGGACACGAATCAGTCGAACCTGGCTGATGCCAAGGTTCTGCTCGACGTCCTGGACGATTGGGATGAGTCCGATCGCGCCAAGGTCAACCCGATCGTGGGCCAGGCGGGCGTGGCCGCCAGCTCCGGGGACGTCGATGCGCTCACGCAGCGAGCAACCCTCGCAGACGACGACCCCGCCGTGGCTGGCATCCAGGCCATGGTGCAGGCGCTCCTGCTCGCAGACGAGAGCACCTTCGCCACGCTGTACCAGTACGACAGCACGCTCGACGCGACCCCTGACGTGGGCGACGTGCAGTTCGATGCCGCATCGAGCGCGATCGGTGACGTCACGACGCTCTACTTCAACGACACCGACGACCTGGGCTCCACTGCGAGCGTGCGCGACCGTGTCCAGAACGGCACGATCATCTACCTGCGTGCGCAGTCGGACGACCACAAGTACGCCGTCTTCGTCGCGACCGGCGATGGCACGGACACCACCGGTGAGTGGTCGGTCGCCGTGTCTGCGATCGGGCGTGGGCGCGTGGACCTTGCCGACGACGACGTGTGCGTGTGCTACTTCGCGAGGTTGGGCGATGCTCCGTCGCTCCAGGCACAGCCGTCTATCAACGAGGTCTGGTACAGCGGCAAGAAGTACACCATCCAGGTTCAGGAGTTGAACCTATCCACGGACCCAGACACGATCGTGCTGGCCCCTGGGGCGAACAAGGCGATCGTGCTCCTCAAGGCGTTCGTCTCCAACCACGGCACGACGGATGTCATCTTCACGTTCGAGGACGACGCCGGGGCTATCTCACACGAGCTGCGGGCCGCCGGTAGCGGGGGGGGCGGGCTCTTCGACCTGTTCCTTGAGTGCGCCGAGAACGACGCGCTGAACGTCAACATCGCCACGGGCGGGGGCACGGCGACCGACCTCGGCGTCACGGTTCACTACATCGAGGTCGATGTGTAGTGGTTCAGGTCGCTGTCCCGATCAACACGCTCATCAACGGGTTCGTCACGCTCGTCGGCGCTGCGACGGCCCACCAGTGCATCGACGAGGGCATCGACTCAGCAGACGACAATACGACCTACTTCCGTGACGTGACGGGCGTGAAGGTATTCCAGGGGCTCTGCACGAGCAGTAGCGCACCCGAGCCAGGAGACATCCAGTGGCGCGTGAGAATCAGGGATCGCATTCCAGGGCTAGCGCAATCCAACTGGCTCATTCAGATGGGATCCGCAACGGACGGCATCGTTGGAGCGAGGGTGGCCTCGGCACCGGTAAGCGGGAACTGGATCACCTACACCTACACGCTCACCACGGCAGAGCGCGCCAACCTGACGAGCTACACGAACCTGGCCCTTCGGATCGTGCTCCAGAACACGACAGCGGCGTGGTCGGGATGCACGGCAGCGGACATCATCCTCCCGGACGCCCTCCCGTTCAGTCCGACGTGGTGGGACAACTGGGCCAGGCTATGAGCACGACTCCCGAGTACGACGCTCTGAACGTAGCCTTTGAGGCGTGGGCCGAGATCGCGATGGCGTACCTCGGGCCGATCGACGTAGTGCTCCTGAAGGAGGGCGGGCTCATCCCGCACGTCTACGTCGGGACCGGAGTCGAGCTGACCTGGAACGGTTATGCGAGCGCGGCTCGAGACCCAGTGGTCACGGGAGACGTGGACGCCATCAACGTCAAGTTCGAGGAGTGGGGCGCGATCGTCCTCGGCGGGCTGGCTGACGCCGATGGGGTCGAGATCGAAGACCTGTTCGTCAAGATTCCTAACGCGGGGCACACCTACGCGCTGCCGTCCGTCCAGTGGATCTGGATGGGATGGTTTGCAGGGGCCACGCACCTCATGACATAATGCCGTTCTGTACAGGGAGTTACGACGATGGCCGATCTTGGCACCTCAACCCTTGGTGAAATGCGGACGGAGGTGCTGAACCTCCTCGGCAAGCCTTCGTCTTCACTCCTCGTCCAGAAGATCGACGCTGCTATCAATCGCGCCATGGAGTGGGCGGTCAAGCAGGGTGAGTGGCCGACGCTCACCAGAACGGACGAGTTCGGCCTGTTCGCGCCAGCCGACTCCACGAGCGCCACGTTCCAGTCAGCGTCCGCCTTTGCGGCCCTGCCATGGGGTTGCCGCAACGTCCAGGCCATGTTCCTTCAGGGCTCGAACTCCAGGCGTGAGCTTCGGCAGATCAGCCCGGAGGAGATGTCTAGGCTGTATTCCGTAACGGAGACTGGAGCCCCGGCTGCCTACGCAATCGTTGGCGAGACATGCCAGCACACTCCGATTGCCTCGTCTGAGTCGTTCACGATCACCGGCAATGCGGTGAACGACAACATCTCCACAGTACGCATCTGGTATCGTCAGCAGTCGGGTCACCTCGGAGAGGTCGTTTCTCCCGCCCTGTCGGGTTCATTCTCGACCGGGGTTACGTCTCCTTCGGCGGCCACTTCGGGGTGGCCCATTGAACGCATAACGGTCTCCGAGAACTGGGCTGGCCCCATCACGATCACGGGCGCCACCGAGTTGGTGAAGATCGAGTCTCCGTTCGGAACTGCGGCGTCCAACCCGATGTCCAGGATCGAGACCCGCCCCCTCGTCCGGCTTGGCCCCACCCCGGACGCCGACTACGCAGGCACTGTAATCTGGCGCAGGGTGCCCAGGCGGCTCCTGAAGGCGGACGACGCCCCAGAGGTGCCTGTGTCTGCTGCGCTGGTCTACGCCGCAGCGGCGGATCTCCTGCGGATCGACAAGCGGTTCAGCCAGGCGAACGCCATGGAGGCCAAGAAGATCGAGGCCGTTACTGGCGAGGGCCTTGGCGAGCAGTCTCGTGGTGGCTTCGCGGCCCCTGAGTACGGCAACTTCCTCGACCAGACGGGCTCTGGGCGCTACGGGTACAACCCATGGTAAGCGAGCCAGCAAACAGGGGTAGCGCCACGGGCACTCTCCACGAGGACGAGGTCGTTCTCATGGATGAGCCGTTCACCGGCCTCAACAACCGCTGGAGGACGCCCCGCAAGATTCAGGACTCCGAATCCCCTGAGCTGCTGAACGTCAGCCTCGAGGACCAGTCCCGCCCTTCAAAGCGGGACGGATACTGTGAGATCGAGTCCGGGAGTGAGGGGATCAGCCCAGCGTCTCTGCGCGGCTCGCTGTTTGCCGAGATGGACATAGGTGACGCGAGTAGGCTGTTCGTTGTCGGCTTCCCAGGCGGGAGGACGTACACGACGCGGTCCCCGATTGGCCCGTCATGGGAGCCAGCTTCGGTCACCGAGGACTCAACGGGGTCCGTGCTCAGGGATCTTGATGTAACGTCTGATCGCGCTAAGTGCGTACAGGGCAACGACTTGCTGTGGCTGCTGACTCCCGGAACCGGCACGCCCGTCCACGTCATGGACGCCAGCGGTGACTGGTTCGATGCCGGTGCGAGCGCCAAGAGCCCGCCGCCCGGCGCGGTGGACGGCGTGTACATGTTGTCCCGGATGTGGCTGGTGTCGGGCAGCAAGCTGTACTGGAGCAAGTTGCTGCCCACGCGGGCCGACATGGTCCCAGAGGCCACGGCTTTCGACCAGGCCAACTCGGGCAACTCCGAGGCTGGCGGGTTCATCGAGCTGTCCCCTGAGCAGGGCGCAGAGCCCGTCGCCATGGTCGGCTGGCGGGAAGAGAGCCTCATCATCTTCTTCAAGAACCAGATCGAAGAGGTGGTGGTGAACCCTGCTGACCCGCTGCTGTCTACGCGCAAGCGCCTTGAGGGCAACCTCGGCTGCGGCGCCCGCGACACGGTGGTTCAGGTGGGCGAAGACATCTACTTCATGGACCAGTACGGGCAATACAGGTCTCTCCGCAGGAATCAACTCGGCAACGATCAAGGCGTCGTCCAGTTGCCGGTAAGCGAGATGGCTCGCGAGGAACTCCCTGGAAACCTAAACAAGAAATATCTTTATCGCAGCCAGGCCGCGCTCCTCGAAGAGTTTATCTATCTCGTTTATCCGGGCGGCGTCTCCGACACCCCCGACACATGGCTCGTCTTCGACCTTGGTCGTGGGACGATTACCGGCCCGTGGCGCATGGCGAACTCCATGAGCCGCTTGCTGGTGTCTGACATCGAGGGCGAGGGGTTCAGGCTGTACGGGCTGAACGGGGACACAGGTACGCTCGTCCCGTCCGCGTCCGATTCTTCGACGTCACAGACGCTTTATCTGACGGCTAGCGACGATGACCTCGCTGACCTGACCGGCACGATCCCGACATCCGTGCAGGACGGGTACATCGATCCGTTCGGATCTACGCCGTACAAGGCGCTCACGGCGAACCCGTCCGCGAGTGGGTCTACCGCGACGGTGCTTGGGTCGGTCGGAGGCAAGACGGCGTGCATCGCGTACACGACGCCTGCTGGGAATCCGGGGGCCGCTAGCGCATGGGGGCGCGGCAGCCACACGCTGACTCTGAAGATCACGTCCCTACAGAACACGACTGCTGTCACCCTGCTGCCCAAGCTCCACCGAGTGGACTCAAGCGGGGTGGCTCAGGAGGAGCACTCATTCACGAGCGCGACGGGGCCTTCTGGCGCCGCCGCTTCGCTGGATGGCTCCGGGCAGATCGACCTGTCTACGGACGGGGTGGGAACGTACACGATCCAGTTCAACTCGATCGACTGGACCAGCCCGCTTTCGACTGACCGGCTCTCCGTGGAGCTAGTCTTTGCCTACACGATGGGCGGGTCGTATGTGGTGGGCGATGGCATCACCTATTCGATCTTGGATGGCAACTCCAAGCTAGTGACCACGGTGTACAACACGCCCCCTGCTGCGGCGACACCGGATGGAGGCCCGTACGCAAACCCATCGTCCAAGGTCTACCGCTTCTTCGATGGGCGCTACACGGACGACGGCGTGGGGATCACCCACCGGCAAACCTCCAAGGCTTTCGACCTTGGACTGCCTCAGGTGGACAAGGTAGCTCGCTGGTACGACATCGAGTTTGTGGGCGAGAAGGGCGCCATCGCGCTCCTGGAATACCGCTCGAACGAGAACGATGACTGGACCCCCATCCGAACCAAGGCTGCTGAGGCGAAGGCCGACGAGTCATGGCCCCTGCTGGCGTCTGCCTTCCCGTTGACCCCCAGTGACTTCCCGCTCACCGGCAGCGAGATGAAGGTCACGACGATGAAGGGGGTGTTTGATGAGACCTTCACTGGCGACCTGCCCCTGTACCCTCAGGATCTCCCGATCACTGCGGCCGACCTTCCGATCAGCGGGGATGGAGGGGTTGGACCTGGCCGGGTGGTACAATGGCGCATCTCAAACTCGACAAATGAATCAAAGTTTGAGGTTGTCGGTGTGCGGATTGCCGTGCGACCGGAGAACGTGGAGCTGGAGACTGAGCCGTAATGGCCAAGAAGCTGAATATCACCCCCGGCCTCGACCTTGACTCTGACGATTCGATCACGAGAGCCGACTTCACGTTCTGGTTCACCCAGGCGCTGTTTGGCGGCATCGACCGCGAGCACTTCGCATCTGGGTCTTCACCGTCTGTCTCGAGTGGCTCTGCCCCGACCAGCCCAACGACTGGCCTGCTGTGGCACGACACGTCCTCCGGGGCTGTGTCCGTCTGGACCGGCTCTGAGTGGCTGGGCGTTGGCCTGCACATCGGCGCGACCGCTCCGACCAGCACGGCGCCCCTGTGGGCTGACACGACGCTGAACATCGTGCGGCGCTATTGGACGATCGATGGCATCGAGGGCTGGCACCCGGTGGACTCGGCGTACCAGTTGATGGTCAACCGATCTGGTGGCGTGGTTGAGGCCAACCGCGTTGTGACTCGTGGCACTACGAGCACGTCTGGTGAGCGCGAGTTCGACACGACCGACACGGTGAAGTCTCAGGCTGTGATCGGCGTGACACTCGAGTCCGTGGCGTCCACGGCATCAGGCGTTGTCGCCATGGTGTCCGGTGGGGCTACGGTGGACATCCTCGCTGACGACGGCGAAGCCGACGGCGCTATCGCCAAGGGCGACGGGCTGGTGACGTACAGCGTTGCTGGGGAGTGCCGCACGGTTGGCTCGCTGCCTGGCGATCCGAGGGCGTCGTCTAGCAAGCTCTCAACCGGCCTTCCTGTCGGGTGCTTTGCCGAAGCCATCGGCACTAAGGATGCGACTACACATCTCGTTCGCGCCCGCCTGCTTGGCAGGGTTGGCGAGGGCGTTGACCTCTACAGCGCGACTGGAGGCGCGACTCTCATTGGGTCGTTCACCATCGATGGCTCCGTGCAGGACTTTGATGAAGCGTCGTTTGGCGCAACAACAACCAAGCACCTGCCTGTAGTCGGCGTGTTTCGTTCGTTTGACGTGACGGTCGGCGGGTCTACGGGAGTGTTCGATTGCGAGCTTGATTTGCAGCAGGGTGGCAGCACGTTCAGCAAGTTGAACATGCAGGGCAACAACGGCTCTGGAACAGAGGCCAGCGGGAATCTGGCCGTGCAGTTGTTGCCCACAAACGGCGGGTCTGGGTCTTACGATCAGGCTGGAAACAACTGGCAATATACCGCGACTGAGACCACCAAGACGTTCCAGCAGCTCAACTCGCGATTCCACGGATACCGATACTGATGGATATCTCATTCACCCCATGGACGAGCGTTAGTCCGAATCAGACAGCGTCCACCATGGCTGCATGGGAAGACCAGTTTGAGGACTCGCTCCTCATCACGAACATTGCGGCCTCGGACTTCGCGACCGGGCTCTACCCGGTGTTCAACGTGTTCAGTTACGGCGCGACTGGTGACGGCACGACCAATGACACGACGGCGTTCCAGGCTGCTGTTGATGCGGCCGAGGCTGTTGGTGGTGGCATCGTCGAGGTGCCTGTCCCGTCTGCGTTCTACGTCATCGACTCGACGATCACGATCAACGAGGGTGTACTGATTCGTGGCGTCGGGCCGATGTCCGAGACGACGACCAACGCCAACGGCACGGACTCTGTGTTCCCCGCGATCAAGTGGACGGGCTCTGGATGGGATGGCTCGACTGCTGCCGACATCGCGACTACGACGATGTTCTGGTTCAAGTCAGGCACGACGAGCGAGTACTTGTTCGGTGGCGGCATGCGCGACCTCGTGCTGTACGGCGACACGGATGGCGCTGCTGTTGGCGTGCGAGCGTCCTCCACGGTTGGGCAGGTGTTCGACCTGCGCATCCGCAAGATGGGCTTCGCTGGCATCCTGCTCGACTCAGCGAACGGCGTGCTTCAGCAGAGCTGCCGCGTGAACCTTCAGTACACCTGGGGTTCCTCCACGAGCGCCAACGAGGCGTCGTCTGACGGCGTGCGCATTGGCGGTGGCGACTACGCAGCGGGCACGTACGACAACCTCTCTGCTCAGAACGACATCTGGGCGAACGGGCTCGTCTACAACGGCACGCTGGTGGCGCTGTACGGCACGGACAACAACCGCATCCATCGTGCTCACGGAACAGTGCAGGCCAAGACTGGGCTGACGGGTAGCAGCGGCTTTTCGATCGGATTCTACGACGACCCAGACGGATCCCCGGTGGCGACGGACAGCGCACGCAACAACGTGGTGCATTACGCTGTTGCCCCGTTCCGCGCCGAGAGCCTGACGTACGGCAACCAGATCCTGCACCTGAACTCAGAGGGTGCTAGCGCCGCTCTGAACTTCGCTCGCGACAACGTGATCGAGTCTGGGGCTAAGTTGCACTGGACGGTCGTGGACTACCAGCACGGCGACCTGTTCCAGACGCACCGCTACAAGATGACGGGGGAGCTGGACATCCCGAACGGAGCGTTCTACGTATCTCAGGGATCGGCCGCAGCGGGCGCGTTCGCCAGCATCTGGTCCGGCTGGGCGCTCGACCCCGCGTCAGCGGAGACCATCGCCGCCATGGTCCCGTCCCCTCACGACTGGGCCAACGGCACGATCACCGCCGTGAAGGTCTGGTACAACGCCCAGTCATCAGACGATGCTGCTGTGTGGCGCCTCATCACGAGGCTGGAGACCGTCACTGACGGTGACAACGTGAGCACGCCGGATGACGAGACGACCACGAACGTGACGATTTCGGCGAGCAACAACAACGAGTTGGATGCGGTCACCGTCACCCTGTCCACGCCCCTAGACTTCACTCGTGGCCAGTCGCTGCTCGTCGGCATCCGCCGGGACGCCGCAGACGCCGCAGACACGGCGGCCTCAGACATCGTTGTTGCTGGCGTGAAGCTGTACTACGTGTCAGACGGGCCTGACTTCCAGGCATCCACCTGGACGCCCCCGACCCCGTACGTGACCTGATGAGCAGACCCCGGTACTTCTTCATCACAGGGCACCAGCGCAGCCGTACGGCATGGTGCTCCAACCTGTTCACAGACGGTCTGTCGTTCTGCTGGCATGACGCCAGCCGGATGATGCGTCGCCCGCCCCATCTCGAGGATGTTGTGAACGGGGAGCTGTTTGGCCAGTACGCCGAGGTCGGTGACTCCGACAACGGCCTGCCGATATTCCCTGGATGCCTGGATTGGCACTACTCCCAGCAGCCAGACCTCCCCGTGTGCATCATCCGCAGGGATCCCAAGGACGTCCTGAAGTCGCTCAAGAGGATGTATCGGGGCAAGATCCCGGACAGGGCGCTAGAGCGGTCAGTGATCCTGGCAGAGGAGGGTCTCAGGCACATCGAGGCCAGGGCCACCAACCTCATGCAGGTGGACTTCTACGACCTCAATGACCTGGACATCATCGATGAAATGGCCCGCCATCTACTTGACAGGCCGATCAACATGGAGAGGGCATCATTTCTTAGAATGATGAACGTCCAGATGCAGGAGCCTTACTACAGCATGAAGATCACGGACGCCGCGCAGGCCCATATCAAGTCCCTGGTGGGAGACTGACCCGTGCCATACATTCAAGGCGGATTGGCGCTTGGCGGCGCAGCAGCCAGCTACTTCAACTCCCAGGGAGGGAGCAAGGCAAAGACTCGCAGCTTCCAGCAGTCTGTCTTCCAGCCCCAGCTCATCGCCTTCCTCCAGGCTGGCGGTGACCTCAAGGACTTGATTGCAAGCAAGGTTCCCAAGGGGCGCAAGCCGGGGTCCAAGGGCGCGTCGTCTGCCTATGGTATCGCCGGAAAGGCCGTTGCTGACAGCTTTGGCGTCGGGCAGCGAGACAAGAAGACTGGCCGTTACAAGCGGGGTCTGTACCTCAGCGATGGAACCCGTGTGCGCAAGGCTGACACGATCAAGTTCGGCGGCAACCGCATTGCCATCCACACTGATCGTGCGCGTGACCTCTTCAAGAAGCAGTTCGACATCGCGCAAAAGCAGCAGATCGATCAGACCCAGAAGAACTTCGACCTGCTGTTCGGCAAGGATGGCCCGCAGTTCCTGAGGGACAAGATCACCAATCGCCCTGAGCAGTTGCGTGAGGCTTACGGGCCTGCCGTCACTCGCGGGCTGCAACGGGCCCTTGGCGGTGCCGCCCCGGCTGGAACCCTCACCACGGACGCTCTGCTCCAGCGTGTGAGCGCCCCGCTCGCGTTCCAGGCAGAGAGCATGTTCCAGCAGGCTGAGGACGTGCGCAATGCGCAGCAACTCGGTCTCTCTGGCGTGCCTGGGTTCGGGCAGGGCTTCAGCGCCGACCCCAACAACTTCAACGCCCCGCAGGGTCGTGAGTATCTACAGGGCCTCGGGCTCAACGTGTTCGCAGGGAACCAGGGCGCGAATCTCGCCAACGCTCAGTTCAGCAACCAGCGTCAAGGGTTCCAGTCTGGTCTGCTGGCGTCTGGCGGCGCCGGACTTGGCAGCATCTTCGGGAGTGCGTAATGGCATTTGCTAGCGGAGTTGGCGCTGGTCTCGCTGCTGGTGAGTCTGCCTTCGGGCAGTTCAACCCGTTGCGTCAGTTGCAGGCGAAGGCGATCCAGTCTGAGATCGCCGGTAGGGAGCAGGCGCAGTCTTTCGAGTCCCAACTCCAGCCGCTGCGAGTGCGGTCTCTCCAGTCTCAGATTGACGAGCAGGAGAAGTTCTCGAAGTTCATGGACTCGATCTTCCCGGAGCTGGACAGGGCTGCTGACGGTGCGCCGCCAGAGATCGCCGCTCAACTCAAGGGCGCCAAGGAGATCATTCGCAGTGCAGTGCAGAAAACCCCTCCTGGCTTTGCCGGGGCCAACCCCGTTGGTCCGATGGCTGGCCTTGGCGGTCCTGCTATCTCTGACCAGCCATTGCCCGGCGACGTCATGGGCCCAGTGAATCCAAGAGGCGGGGTTCCAAGTGACATCATGGGGGCCTTGGAGTCTCACCGCTTGCAAGGGATGGAGGCGGGGCGCCAGCGCAGGCGCATGTGGCTCACTGGCGTTGCGTCTCAGCCTCGCTTTTTGCAGATGGTTATTCCGCCCGACATCCTCCAGACTCTCGGAGAGGAGCAGCGCATGGGCCTGGCCCAGAGACTGCTTGGCGAAAGCGCCCAGTTCCGCGAACTTGTGAACCAGGGCCTGCACAACGACCTGCCGCGTGGCGAGAGCGTGGATAGCATCCTTGGGATCCAGTAATGCCCTTCACATCCCTACTCAACTCTGACACGTCAGCCATCCGCAGGCGGGCAGGTGCGCCTCAGCCGCAGCGACGCGCCTCTGCTGGGGTGACGATGGACGCGGTGCTCGAGCGCATCGACTCCATCGAGTCTGAGCAGGGTGAGTTGGCTGGTGAGTTTGCACGCTCCTACCTCAACGCGCAGTTCCGTAAGCGCGGCCTTCCGCTGAACCTCAAGAGTCGCGCAGAGCGTGAACTCGAGGCGCGGCAGT